AGAGGAGCAGGACCTGATGCCCTCCCTCCAAAAGTTTTAAGTCTGGCACCGGCAGGGCGTATCTTACTTATGTCTATCTTGGGTATACGATTGGTGTACAGGAGAGAGATAAGATCACGTAGTCCTCTGGCCCACCCTTCTTTTGAATCAGTGACAGAGATAAGATCGTCTGTGTTCTCAAAGTATTGGTCAGGTATGGTGGGCAGGTTGTTGATGTACTGTCGCTCAACAGAGAAACCAACCCCTGTGCCGTTCATCAGAATGTACAGGCACTCGTCAAAGGAACGGGGTGAATCCACAGGGAGGTAAGAACAGTTGTACCCTGCCACGTGCTCACGCTCCAGCGCAGGGCCAGCTGTCATCAGTGCTCTCATGGAACCCAGTACTTCTAGGTTCAGCATCCCCCTCCGAATGTCAGCTAACTCCACGCCAAAGAGAGAGTAGGAGAAGTTCTCTTTCAAATGGTTCACCATAAAGGAGAGGTACCTGTCAATGGTTTCTTCCCACGTTTCTCTACGCCCCTCTTCCTCCAGCCATCTGGAGTAGCGAGACATATGAATAAAGCTTTGGTAGTTACTGGGTAGGGTAATCTGATTATCAAGCATCTGCTGAGTCTGGCCCATGTTCATCAATGATCTCCTCTAGGTCCTGTAAGAAGTATTCAAACTTCTTAACTAATATTTCGTCTGCCCCGTCCCACACCTTGGCAACAGGCTCACCGTCAAACATAATAAATTCTTCTGTCAGGTAGAGTCTGGGTTCCATGTTGAATGTACCTCTTGTGAAAGAAGAACAGAGTCTTCTTCTGTGTTCATATCATACTCAAGCTGAAGGATCAAGTCTGCATAGTGCTTTACTTTAAGAATATCCAAGGCACCTTCTCCCTTGGTACGGTGGCGGGTAATATATTTTACTATATTTCCCTCTAGGAATCCAAGCTTATTGGCGTGAATATATTGAACAGGTTGAATCTTACATTCTCTATAGTGAGTACCACCCACCTGTCCTTCTGTTGCTTTCCTTGTCATGTGCTACCGTCTCCTCTTTCTCTTCAACCACTGTGATAGGTTCATGCAATATTGCATTGATTCTCTTGCGTATAAACGGAACTTCTTTTGTATCTATAACCTTTCTTGCGTAGGTTGTCAAGGCTTCTGGTTCAATTCCTGCAAGAAAACAAACCTCTTCCTTGTCCTCCGCTGTTACGCCTACGTCTGTGGTTAGCCAAGACCTAGCTCTCTCCCTGTTGACAGAAGTGTAGGTACTATCACCGGGGTGTAGTGGTTTAGTTGCGTCAAGCAGTTGCTGAAGAATGACACACAGAAATAGCACCCTCTCCGGTGAATGGTAATCGTGAACTCCCTCATCCAGTACAGACTCAATGGCAAAAGAGGAGCCTTCATAGCTACTCCCCCATGTCATTTGCTACACGCTCCACTCCTATGATATCTTTGTGCCTGTGTCTTTGATATCCAGTCTTATCTATATACTTGTTTGCTATCTTGTACAACTGCTGATACCCGTAACCTTTACGATCTGCCCAAGATTTCAAGTTCTTTACTCTGACACTTTTACCAGTATTAAAAGTAATTTTGTAAGGACCTTTACAGGGAGGACCTTTACTTTTTCTCCCGTTAATTCTAGCATTAACAGCAAGTTTCTCTCTCCACTCCGGGTCTTCCCACCTCTCAAGAGGAACGTAGAACCTGATACCTCCCACGTTCTTGTTATAGTATTCTCTCTGGTCTGTTCCCTCTAGCACAGCGGTGAGTACATGGTACTTCATCTGATAGTACTGCTCGTAGTAGTGCAGGCCTCGCTTGGTCTCGTACTCTTGTATGATCTCAAACTTAAAGTTTCTCTTCCCGATCTTCTCTATGTCAGCGCACAGTTCCTTGGAAGAAGAGGTGTATACTTTCCAGTTGGAAGGCTTGTACCTTTTCCTATGACGCATCTGCCAGTACTGCTTACACCCCACGTACTTCCTATGGTTTTTCTTGTTGGTGATCAGGTAAACAAAACCAAAGTAGTGATCAGGGTCAGGTACCCGTGTCTTGTCATCTCTAAAAGTCCAGTGCATTTCGTTCATATCCTCCAGTGCTTGATCGTAGTCTTCTCCAAACCATACCTCATTACAAGTGTAACAGTAACCGTGGCTGTCATAGAAGACAAAACCGTTGGAGGAGGAGCAGAACTTACACTCTTGGTAAGACAGGATGATAGATTGGTCTGGTCTAGGGGCCGCGCTCAAAAGAAATCCTCCTCTACTCTGGGTTCCCGCTGCACATGGGTGAAGTACTCAGGTCCTCGGGAGTAGTTGTACTTCCTGAGACCTTGTCCGTTGTTAGAATCTTCCCAGCACTTTGACTTGAAGTCACAGTACTTACAGTTGAACCCCAGCTTCCTGTTACCTGATGCTTCTTCTACCTCTGAGTAGCACCGGGAAGGGGGAAGATCATGGGGCATAATCTCTTTCAGGTATGTTATTCTCTGAACAGGGTCCACTCTGTCCAGTGGTACCTCTAGCAGGTTGAGACCTCCTCCGCTCTTGTCAATGGACAGGAAGTAACCCTTCTCTTTTCCTAGTGCTTTACCATAGGAACTTAGCTGGTACATATAGCCAAAGGGATCGTCGCCCTTCAGTATGCTCCCGTCAACAAACTTTTTAAATCCATAGGGAGAGGCAGACTTAACATCCACTAGCTCACCGTCTATCAGACAGTCTATGTGTCCCTTGACCTGCCCCACTGTTACTTCTTTCTGACAATCCTTTACACTGTGACCTGCTTCCTTGACAAGGAGAAGGACGAAAGCTTCTAGCAGATGACCAAAGCAGAACTTGATACGCGCATCTGTATTCAGAGGTTCTTTCTCGTACCCGTGGTAATCGTACCAGAGCTTTCTATCCTCTCTTCCAACCGCTGATAGTCTTAGCTTCCCCTTGTTGTCACGGTTGACACTCTCTTCAAAAAAGTTTTCCATCACCTCCTTTATTTCTTCTAGGAAGACAGCAAGATTGTCCTTCGCTGGTCCCTTACCCTCTTCTAAACGATTGCTGATATCCACCAGAAGAGAATCAATCTTGCTGTCTACCATCTCCTAGAGTCCTTTGTCTTCGTTGGTCTCGTTGGAGAAGTCTTCATCTCCCGTGTACCCACTGTCCACGGTGGAGAAATCTTCTGATGCTGGCCCATCGTAGGGTACCAGTTCAAGAACTTGGATAGCGTCTAGGTAGAACACGCTCTTACCTGCCCACTGTCCTTGCTCCATCTCTTTGGAACGGAAGAGAACATTGACCTTGCTCCCGTTACCAATGGCGGTGCCAGAGATATCATTCTTCTGTGCGTCCACCACACGGGGAGCAGGAAGCTGCTTACCCTCTCGGGTGAAGGCGTTCTTCTTGAACTTGAAGAAGGGTCCACCACTGGCATGGTTCTTCTTCTTCCCGTCCTTGACAGAGGCAGAGGGGTTCATGCCCTCTATCATCTTGACTGCCTTGGCATCCAGTCCAAGGTCAAGGCACCACTCGGTGTCCTCTTTAGAAGTAGTCTGATACTTCTGTGCTGGTGATTGCGGATCAAGTTTTGCCCAGTAAGCTGTACCTTGTACAATTGGCATGTTATCTAAACTCCTTTAAGTTTACCCAGAATATTCTGGAATGTTTTGATGTTACAGTTCATAGCATCTTCAACGTAGGTTGTCAACACTTTTTTTCCCTTGCTTGTAATTTCACTGGATGATAGTTGATGGTGCATCAGATTGTCTCGCTCCTGTGTTAGCTCTGCTATTCTTTTGTAAGAGTCGTACAACTGCTTTGTCACCTCAGATACGTTGTGCTCCAGTGTCCTTATTGTTTCAACGTGGTCCATCTATTTAGCCTCCTCTGGTTTACTAAGTTTAAATAAAACAAAGGGAGGGAAGTCAGACTCCGGGTGAGGTTCAATCAGTAGTGCTGGAGATTTCTCCTGACTCCAAGGGGTATACCCCACGTACTCCCAAGTGTATCCCTTGTTTACCTGCTCTTCTACTTTGTCCTTGAACTCTGGATTTGACAGTCCAATCAAGGCCATCAGTGCTACTAAACTTACCATGTACTATTCTCCTTTACTTCGCTCGCCCTAGTGTGTCTCTGCCCAGTTGGTACCTACGTTGTACTCGCCTGTCAGTGGACAATTTAATTTGTAGTACTCTCCTGCCTTCTTGATACTTTCTATTCCCAGTGTACCTACCATATCCGACAGGGGTTTGTCAACCTCTAACTGCCATTCATCGTGAACATTTGCAACAAACTTTGCCGTCCCTGCACAAGGCGAAGACGCTAACTCCTTGTGAAAGATCAGGAGTGCTCGCTTCATCACCACCGCTGCTGCCCCTTGCAGTTGCGTGTTCAGGGCAGCGTGAGGTGACCTGATCCATAGCATCCTCCCGTCTAGTCCTCTGATGATCCCGCTTCTCTCAGCGGTCAGTGTGACCCTGTGCCGTGCCTCTTGTAGGGCAGGGGTAGCCTCTAGAAAATTATCTATCAGTTCCTGCCCGTCCTTGGCACTGCCCTCCACTATGCTCCCGATCTTGGCAGCGCCTGCACCGTAGAGGAATGCATAGATAAATGTTTTTGATTGGGAACGTGAGCTTAGACCTGCTCTCTCTTGGTTAGCTGTGTGTATGTCACCAGAGACCACGATCTCTGTATACTCTGGATCGTTCATGTAGTGGCAGAGCATCCTCAGTTCAATGGAAGATGCATCTATACCCACAAGGTTCTGCTTCCTAGGGTTACCCGGAACCCATAGTCTCCTGCACTCTGGACCATAGGGTGAGTACACAGCTGGGACCTGTGCCATGTTAGGAGAGGCGTGGGCCATGCGCCCTGTGATTGTGCGAAGGGTTAAGACTTTCCCGTGTACCCTCCCTGTCTCAGGGTTGACGGCATCTATCCAAGAGTTGATCTGTGCGATCCTCTTCTGGAGCATCATGTACCTGCCAACTATCTTGGCCTCTTCCATGTCAATGCCAGATAGAACACTCTCATCTAGCACAGGGGTGCCTAGATCAGTCTTCTTCACTGGTACCCAGCCCTTCTCCATCAGGCGTTCTCCCACCTGCTTGCGAGAACCGGGGTTAAAGGGGATGTACTTTACCTTGGTCTTCAACTGTACCTCAGCAGGGGGAAAGACCTTCTGCATATCCTCCTTGATCCGTACCAGTTCATCGTTCAGTTCTGCCACCAGTATGCAGGCGTTCTCTTGGTCAAGAGCAAAGCCGTTGAGTTCCTGTTCGCTCAGTATCATGCGGACACGGTGCTCTAGTTTGATGGAGTCTCCACTGAACTTGTGTAGCTCAGTCTTCAGCACCTTGTATAGTTTACAAGTCAGCTTGGTGTCTTGCATACAGTACAGTCCCATCTCCTCTGTGTATCCTTGATAGAAGAGGGAAGGATCAAACTCTACCTTTGGGAAAGAGAGCTTCCTTCCCCATGCTTCAAGGGAGTGGCCCCCTTCTCTGACTGGGTTTGCAAGTTGGGATAGGACCAGTGTATCGAGCATCTGCTCTGGTTCAAAACGTATACCCCAAAGAAGATCAAGTATGCGAAAGTCAAAGTGAATAGCGTTATGCCCAATAACTTTATCCGCTTGTGCCGCAATAGTTGTAAAGAGATTTCTCTCTCCCTCTGTGTATAGTTTAGCGGTCTCCGTTGTAGTGCCATCCTCATTGTCCTCCACCATGACTGTTCCCACGCACCATATGCGGGTAGGGTTGAATCCATCTGTCTCTATGTCCAAGAACAATCGCTTCATTATAGTACCTCGTCAAAATCCTCTGCGTCTGACTCTGCGTCTGACTCTGTCCCTGACTCTGTAGCAGGATCGTCTATCTGTGTCAAGCGCCCTGTGCCACGGTCATAGTGCAGGTGACAGGCGGGGCCGGTGAGTCCAGAGAAACGGTTCTTCAGTACCCGAATCAGGGTGACGTTACGCAGGTACAGGTCAGGGTCCTGCCCGTTCCGCTCCAAGCCCAGTACCATGTTACTCAGTTGGCCTATGCCAGCGGTGCCTCTGAGTTCAGAGAGCGAGGTCTGTCCACCCTCCTCGTGTGGCTTACCAGCGGGGCGCTTGGAGTGACTGACCATGCCCAGCCATATGTCTAGCTCAATGGTCAGGGTCTTGAGCTTGGTTGCTATCTCGTCCAGTGCCTTTCGCTCATCGCCTGCGCTCTGGTCACTGACAAGGATAGAGATATGATCTAGGAAAATGTACTTACACCCGCAGGCGTGGCACATATATTTGATGGTGTCTATGATGGTGTCAATGTTGTTTGATCCAAAGGAATCAAAGAACACATACCTGCCTGTGGCCAGAGTTTCCTCAAAGGAATTGTCCCACTCTTCCTGCGTGTACTCGGTGGTGGGCAGGTGCAAGGGCTTACCAGCGGAGAGGCTCATCATTCCCCGGGCAGCGTCCTCCAGTGGTTCCTCCAGAAAGAGAAGACCAATGTTATCCTCGGTGTGCTGTTGTATATGGAAGGCAAGTTCTCTGAGCACCTGAGTCTTGGTTGATTAAGCAGGCGCTCCAGTAGGTCCTCGCCTCTGACAATGTTGGCAGGGGTATACTTCTCAGAGGCAAACCACCTCCGGGTGAAGTCAGCGGAACGGTTCTCCATCAGGTAGTCGGAGGGGTCCTTGCCCTCGTCTAGCGTGACCACCTTGCTCTTGTTGGGGAACAGCTTGGATACTTGGTTAGCCGCCTGCGTACCGCTCTCGTCACGGTCAAAGCAGATTACAATCTCCTTGAAGGAGTTGAGAAAGTTATAGTTATTCTTGCAGTCCTTCAGTGCATTCCCTGCCCCGCCCTTGATGGAGACAACAGGGTAGCGTGAGCCTAGTAACTGGTACGTGGAGAGCGCATCTAGCTCACCCTCCACCACGGTGACAGCCTTGGCAGTGGAAGACCCAAAGACCTGCTGTCCAAAGAGGATGGTTTCTTTTGGTGCTCCCTCCCACTTGAAGGACTTGGCCCTGCCTCTGACCTTATTGGCCACGTGGTTCCCTTCCTTGTCATAGTAGGGGTAGTAGTGTCCTAGTTCTGCCCCGTCCTGTACATTGACAGTGACATTGAACAGCTTGCAGGTCTCTTTAGTTATTTTTCTTTTGCTAATATCTGTGAAGGTGCCCTTGTTAAGAGAGACAGAAGAAGAGAAATCCTCTGTGCCTTCTTCTTCTACTACCTTCTCGGGGGCTACTCCGTACTGATCTAACATCTCTTGCATCTCCTTTGGGAGTTCACTGTTACTAAATCTTTTCTTCTCATTCTTACAAGCATGAGAGAAACAGAAGCCGTGACCATCAGGGTACAGAGCAAAGGCATCTGAACTGTTACCGCAAGGGCAACGATGGTGGGTCACCAGTGCTTCTTCTTGTTCAATATCTTCTAGCATAGTACCTCCTTAAAGTAAAGCTAATAGAAAGACAAAGATAAGTACCCCGAAAGGACTGAGAAGAAAGTATAAGAGAACGATCAGAGGATTGTCAAGAGGATGATTAGAAGAATTATTCTTTTTGGTTTTCATTCTTCTCTATATCCTCCCTGTAGCATAGCTACTATCATCAAAATTACCCTGTGTCAACCCCGTATATTGTCGCACCTGTGTAGTTGTACCCGTGGTAAACCAGTCAGGCGTAGAACAGTAAGCCCACTTAGCAAAGCCTGCTTTCTCCCCTATGTAGTAGTTACGATAGGCCTTGACAGCATCATCTGGTACCTTGTACTGATCAGGCATACACTGTGGTGGTTGGGTGTACTTGTTCCCGTAGTTGGATGACCACTCAGCCATCTTCGTCATAAGACTAGGAGGTGTCTTCAGCACCTCTCGCAGCTTGGCATCTGTCAGGTGTACCTTGTTGTACCTACTGGTGTACTCAGAGCACAGGAACTTGAACAGGTGATAGGTCCACTCGTACTGGAGCAGTGATCCCCTGACCCACTTGGTAGAGGGGTGGTTGAGGTGAGCAGTCTTGTACATGCCTAGCTTGTCTGCCCTCTCGTCACCGTCGAGTGCTCTGTGAGCAGTGCATAACATCTGCGCTGTCTCTAGGATCATCTTGACGCAGTGCTTATCACAGTGCATCTCCGCAGCGGTGAGCGGGTCAGGATGGAGAAAAAAGATGTTCATTCTGTACCTCCTCTAGGTCATAGTCAGTGATAGATATATACATGATCTCGTTAAGTACTTGTCTGTATTCTTCTTGCGAATACTTGTCAATACTTACATCCTTCATTAGGTCTGTCATTCGTAGAACGTCTGACAAAGGTATGGTTTTTTTAAACATCTGTCTAGTTAATTCCTTATATGTCAAACACCAATTGTCTGGGGTCAGGTATGTCTAGCTCCTCGTCAGGTAGTCCGGGACCCTCGTCTATAAAGTTGAGGAACTTGTTGACATCCTCTATCTCTATGGCCCTGACAGGGTAGTCAACATCTACGATGCTGTCCATGTAGGACCAGAGAATATCTGGTACCTCATCGTGGGTCTGGTAGTTGTATTTCTTAGGATTACTCATACCTTGACCTCCTCTATCACCCACGTGTAGTGGTCATGGAGCCAGTGCTCCCCTGTCTTGGACACAGGAGAGACCTGCGTCACTGGTTCAGAGGAGAGGGAGGAGATAGGTTTCTCCACCCACTTGACCAACTTCTGGTCAGTTGCACGGCGCACCCATTCGGTGCGAGGAGAGTGGAAGGGACGTATGGTGATCATGGTGTATGATCCTCCTTGGTTGGGGTTGGTAGTAGTAGTAGTGGGCAGTTTATACACGTGCCTAGGTGGAGGTGTCAAGCTGCTAAGAGTAGGCTTTGAAACGGTGTGCTGTTCATCCAAGTGTTGACACGCCGGGACCTGTCTAGCAGGGACTTGGTTACGTTATCGTTAGAGGCAGACCCCTTGATAGGGAACTCCTCAGAGTTATGGCTACTGTAGAAGGTCAGGGCAGATGCCAAGGCCCAGACGTTGGAGCCACGGGTGCTGATCTCTGTAAAGTATTGATCTTTCATTCTTTTCTGCATCTTCTCGCTCATCCCCGGGAGCGCCTCTATGGTGGCCTCTGCCTGTGTCACCATGATGTCAGTGGAGGCCATCACCTGATACCGTTGGATATCCTTGTAGAAATCGCGGACCACCTTGTCCATATCTAGGATAAAGTTGGAGAGGTTAAAGCCAGAGGTGTGGCGCTTGTTCCCCTTGGTATAGTCGCCGGAGATCATGCCGTTGGTGCAGAAGAAATCCAGTAGGCCAGTGACAAAGCCATTGGAGGTGGACCCGTCATAGCTCTGGATCAGGGCAACGGTGAGCGCCACATCTGTGCTGTGCTTACGTGTCTCAATGGGCTTGGAGAATGCGGGGAAGGTATACTTCCGGGACCTGATAGCTGACCCGTGAGACATACTGTCAGAGATTTCCATGTCCTTGAACTTGTCATTGGGCAGGGCTTCCAGTAGCATTTCTTCTGTGGCCTTGGTGAAGTCAACCATCTGCGTGACCTTGTACTTCTCACCTACCACGCCTGTGCTGGCACCTGTCCACGTATCTACCAGAACCTTGTGACTTTCTAGCCCTGTAAGCTTGCTCCCGTGCAGAGAACTGGCGTGGTAAGGTTCGGGACGCTCAAACCACAGGTCTTGTTCAGAGACAGGCGATAAGAAACGCTGTGCCTTCTCTGTCTCATTGTGTTCAGAGAACAGGTCTTGTGCTGTCTGTGCAGTGGGTGAGCGGAAGCTTAGTACTGTGTCGTTCATGGTTTTGTTTCCTTGTTTAGTTAATTGTTCTGCTTGTTTGTACTGGGTTGATGGTGGAGGTGTCAATAACCAATTGAACCTCGGGATTGTTTTTTTCTAGCACCTGTATGTCTACGACGTGGGACTCTGTGGTGCCTGCTTGGACCTGCGTACCCATGCCTGTTAGTTCATCGTACTCTATGCCAAAGGATATGGCGGTGTCTATCAGAGATTCTAGGCAATCTTTCAGAGGGATTACCATCCCGTCAGGTGTTTGTACCATGCCGTTACTGGCGTCCACCTTGTCCGGGTCTTCTGGGTCAAAGGGAATCACCAGCGTTGTGGCGGTGACCACCTTGTATACCAGTGCCTTCCTCTTGTCTCCGTCTCTATCTCTACTGTCT